CATTTGTAACTGTACTTCTTCTTTCTTTTGCACCTTCAAACTCTGTTGAGTCTACTTCGGCATCTAAACTTGCTCCTAAAAACTTTCCAAACTTTTTGTCAGAGTTAAATGCACCAAGTCCAATAATTCCTTCATCATAAAAAAATGAGTCTAAACTTTTAGGTAATCCATCAAGATCTCCTAAAACATCTAAACTCTCTAATGTTGTAAATGCTTCTTGTGATGCACTATTCATAAAGTGCAAATCTTGACCACTACCTGTAGACCATTTATCTACGTTAAAGTTGTAACAAATTAATTTATTATTAACTGTTGAAGTTCCTAATGCTCCATCTCCTCTGTATGACCACACTACCATTGAGTTGTTAGGATCAATAGCAGAACAGACACCTTCAAAATTTGATGTCACATCATTTAAAAAAAAATCATCAACACGACCTTTTCCTATTGGTGTTAATTTTTGTCCACCTTCAAGTTTATAAAAACCATCTTGTGCTAAGAAAAATATACTATTACCAAAAGAAGCTACACTCTTTGGAGCAAATGCTCCGATGTTATCAGCTATTTTATTAAACTGAAATATAAGAGGTGTACCAACATAATCCATTCGGTAAATTGCTCTTTCCATAAAAACAATACCAAAAGACTCTCCACCAACGATTGCTTGAACTGATCCATGTGTTCCAACAATGTCTTGAAAACCAGACTGTGTTGTTTGGCTAGGTGTCCAGGTTGAACTATCATTAAGTCCAGACCATTTAACTCGTTGGTTGTAAACAGTTGATGACTCCGTTGTATAACCGGCAACAACAAAGTCTCTTATGATGGCAAGGTACTTAGCTTTAATACTAACAAGATCAGAAAAAGCACTATCAACACCTTCTTCAAACTTTTGTATATTATCAGCACCATTCGTTGCAATAATGTTTGCTCCAAACTGTGTGAATGCCCAAAAGTCTCTGCTACCTTCTGTTGTACTGTTGTTGTAACCACCTGCTTTAGATTTATCTTGAAATACAAGTGAACTATCCATTTGGTATAGTTTAGTTGTATCTCCTGCATAGTTAGTTGATCCACTTGCAGAAAAAGAAGTAAATAAACCAACAGGTGTAGTTCCTAATCCTGTTCCACTTAATGCTACAAAACGAGGAAAAGATTTGTAACCTTTAGCTAATGGAATAACGTTATCGACCTTTATTGCACCATTATTCTGATACGTTGGAAGGTCGGCTTGTAATTGACCGAACTCTATCATACAATCCTACTGGCTGACATCTGCAAAGGAGCAGAGGAAGTTCTACCTCTTTGTGCTGACTCGTTTGCTGTTTTAACTCCTTCTTTATATAAACCTGCCCATACTTGCAGTCTTTCGTCTGCCATCAAGAATGGAGAACTTTCACTCAATGCTGCATATAAATACAAATCCGGAAAGTTATTTAAAATATCATTGCTTGTATTTGTATCAGATAAAGCAGTTGGTCTTTTAAACATTCCTAGTTCTAATGTTTGTGCTGCATCTGGCATATTACCTAAATAAATTTTATCAGAAACTATTGTGTAATATGTTGGTGTTCCAGAGCCTTCGCCTTCATTATACACTCGAAAAAAATCTGGTGGAGTCATGTAAGCTAAGAACTGGTATGGATTAGATTGATACATAACATATCGCATTTCTAAATAACCAGTTGGTAACGTATAAGATTGTGTACCAGAAACAGTAGTAATAGATGTATCAACAGCTTCCATTTCACGAACACGCAAATCTCTTGCATGACGAGACTCTGCTAAATCAATAAACGTATCAAGATATGATGTTAAATCCGATCTGTTTAAATAATTTGCAATTTCTGTTTTTAAATTTGCGTAGGTGTCTAGTGCCATTATACATTTCCTTGATATACTCTAAAATGTCTGTTGTTTGGATCGTTTAACCATTTTTTAAAACGATCTTTGTCTATGATGCGACCTGCATTAGACATAATTCCTTTTTGTGCTAACTGTTGAACAACAATCAAAGGGATAGATGCGACTTTATACATTTTTGCATCTTGCATTCCTCTAACTTTATACAAATCATTCTTTGCTTCAAACTTGTTGCGTTCTAGTATGGGTTGAACATCCTGGACATCTTCAAAATGGTATTTGTTTTCTGACTCGTCAATGTGCATTTTTGTTTTAATAACATTGGTGTCATTAGGATTATCAATCCAAAGTTTTTTAGACATTATTTTTTCTTTTTACTTTTCTTTGATTTCTTTTTATCTTCATTAAATACTGGAGATTTTTTCATTTTCTTTTTTGCTCTTTTTTTCATTCCACGCATTGTTTTTTCCTCTGGTTAAAAATTAAAAAGGAGGGGTATTAATCCCCTCCTCATCCTTAAACTTATGCAGTTAAGTTAAATATTCCGTAGTTTGCATTTGGAGATCTTGCTGCAAGAGTCCACTCAGTTAAAAGTAGTTTCTTGTCGTTGTCTCCAGAAGATGCCAGATCTTTAGTTTGGAATGGTCTTAGGTAAGATACTTCCCACTTATCCATTTCCAAAATATCAACTCTGTTCGCTTGTTGATGTCTATCTGGTACGAAAGATACTTCGCCAAAGTCAGATACATATACATCGACAGCACCAATAACAGTTTTGTCATCAGCATTTTTGTATAGAGTTGCTACACCAGAAAAAGCAGATGCTAGTTGCTTGTGAGAAGCAGACATTAATACAACGTCTGGATTTCCACCAAGTTCATAACATTTTTTTAAACCTGCTTTTAGTAGTGCTTCTGTGAAAGTTCTATTTGTTCCACCTGCAATTGCAGTTGCACCAGTTCCGGCAGGGGAAGCTGATGGACTTCCATTGGTTGAAAAGTTACCTGCACTTGAAGCAGTACCTGCAATGTTTCCACCATACCAAGTACCAACAGATGCACTCTCTCTTGCAGTACCAGAAGATCCTGCTGCCTTAGCATTCTCTACTCCGATATTTGCAAATTCGATATCTCTCTTCAACTCTTTACCAAGTTTTGCTAATTGGTAAGCAAGTTCGTCTCCTCTACCTGCATTTGTTACTGCTTGGTCAGAGCCAGACACACCTACTGTTTTAGCAGAGATTTGTGTGTAGTTGTTTAGTCTTGTTGTTGCAGCTCTGCTACCTAATGCGTAGTCATCGCCTTCTTTTTGTGCATTTGCTGCTGCATTTGCTAATCCATCTGTTTGCCACTCGTGTAAAGTTTGAGCCGCAGTTCCAGATGCTGCGTTAGATATAAAAGGGGTTTCAGTTGGTGCTATATTGTAAATAACATCAGCTAGATCTTCTCTTATACCAACACGATCAAAAGTTTCTACTGTATTTGTAGGTACAGCCATAATTAACTCCTATTCGTTTAGGATCATTTCTTTTAACACCGATTGTGCATCACGAATTGATCCAGATTTTTTCAGTTTATTCATTCTGCGATCATAACGTTGTTTGTCATCGGAACTTTGGGTTACATTGGATGCGTTGGAACGAACAATGCGAGGTGCTTTTTTAACTTTATTTTGATTTAACTTTGTTTTACGAAGTTGATTATACTTGTAAGCATCTGCTAATAATAAAACTGCACGATGATCTACCATCATAGCAATTTCTTGGTCAGTATAACCACTTTCTTTTGCAAAACTTGTTAAGTTTTTAATAAACTCTGCACCTTTTTCTTTGTCTTTGTAAACTGGTAACTTCTCAGACAAGATTTGACGTTCTTTAGCAATGTACTCGTCATAAACTTTCTTTTGCTCTTGTTGTTGATCTTGAATGATACGTTGTTGTTCTTGCTGTGCAAGTTGCAACATTTCTTTACGTTTATCGGACTCTGCTTTTTTGCGAACATACTCAGCAGGATCTGTTTCGTATAGTGTTTCCCAATCCACTTGTTCTTCTTTACCCAATTGTGACTGTACTTGTTCCAATTGTTGTGCGTATTGATTGCGAGAATTTTTGACTGCGTCTAACTCTTTCGCTAAGTTATCTTGTAAAGACTCAATGTCTTTACGTTTTTCACTTAACTCCATTGTTTTCTTGGTATAGTCTGACTCCCTAGAGTAGCCTTTTCTTAATTCATCGAGGGTAACTTCTTGTCGTTCTCCATTAATGGTAACTTCATAAAGTGTCTCTTCATTTTCAGAAGTGGCTTCTATGTTATCTACTACTTCATCATCTAAATCTTCTGGTGTAAGTTCAGTAGTATCTTGTTCAAGATTACTTTCCTCAACCTCTGTTTCAGATGTTTGATGCTCTTCGTTCCTTGCAGTCTCGTTGTTTAAAAGGGTAGCGAAAGCATCTGCTGTTTCTTGCGTTGTATAAGTTGGTTTAGAAACAACAGATTCCTGTGAAGGCGTGTCTGCCATTTTATTTCTCCTTATTTGTTAATCTGTTTACTTGCTAGTTTGCCAGTTTCCATTACAGATTGTAGTTGCACCAAAAGGACATTTAACATTTTTTTCATCATGTAAATTCTTTCTCTTCCTTCTGTGTCTCTTACAGGAGAGTTAATCCATTCTTGGTCTAACTCTGCTGAAACTTTTTGTATAGCTTCCACAAATATTTCATCTTCTAATATTTGTTTTGCTCTATGACCTCGTTGTTGTTCTTTTTCTAATTCCATTATCTGTTATTTATATTTGGGTTTCTTCTATAATTTCCATCTGATTTTCTGCTATTAGATGTGTAATTTGATGGTGTTGATTGATTTAGACCAAATCTTTCAAATGGATTAACACTTGTTGCTCCAGATTTTTCTGCATCTTCTATAACTTGTTGCTCTGTCATTGCTCTTGCGTAGTTTTGTTGATCGTTAGTTCTATCTCTTTCATTCTTAGCATCTATTTGATAATTAATTTCACTTGCATCAAATTGTTGATCTCCTGTCATTAATTTATTAGCTGCTTGTGAGTTATCAATTATTTGCATAGGACTTTGTAAATTATATACTGGCTCTCCATCTTTATTGTTTGTAAAGCTATATCCAAGTTCATTTAATTTTTCTCGCATGAAATCGTTTCTTAATTGTCTGTTATTTCCAAATAATTTATCTATTCCCATTGTAAATAATCCAAAATTTGCAGGATCATTTAAAGTATATTGACCATCTTTGCCTGTCATGTAAGCACCTGCACCAGTAAGATAATTTAAAAATTCATAATCATCCATTTTTTTCATATCATCAATAGAGTAATATTCTCTAGGAGGAGCATCTGGATCATCATCTTGTTGTTCATCATAAGCTGATTTACCAAATTGTTCTATTGGTTGGCATATACCATCGACTAACATATAACCTGGAGGACAAGGATCTACCGGTGCATCAGTTGGTGGTGTCGTATCTAGTAAAGGATTTGGGTATAACGCATCTGATGGTAAACCTTGTTCTGTTCGTAAATCAAAGTTAGGATTACGAAATACATCTGTTGATGGTGTTTTTGGTGTGTTTAAATGCTCAGTAATAATATCTTGTGCAGTTTTAGATACACCAAAAGGTACAAACTCATTCATTAGTTCAATCCTTGTTGTAAAATTTTAGATGCTAGTTTTTCTTTTTCCATTTCGTTTACTTTTTGCTCTTTAATTATTTGCGATGCTAATTTTTGTTCGTCTAAATTTAATTTTTGCATTTTAACGACATTGTCAGCTTCTAGTTTTTTGTTTTTAAAGTCCATGTCTGCCATTGCTTTTTGTTTTTGTAATTCTATTTGTTGTGCAGCAAGTTGCAGAGCCGGATCTTGTTTTTGTTCTTTCGGTGGCTGTGGAGTTTGTGTCTCTGGATTAATAAAGAACTGACTTGCATCTTTATAACCACTATTTTGTAAATACTTTTCTAATGTATTGTAAATAGTTTGTGGTGTAACCATGCCCATTCCACCTTGTGAAATCATTTTTTCTTGTACGTTTAAGACTTGTTGTAATACTTGTAGTCGTTGGTCTTGATTACCTGTACCTAATCCTACTTGTACTGTTACATCGTATCTGTTTGACCATTCACGAGGATTCATTGACACAAAATCTCCTCTTAGTTTAACAATACGTTCTTGATCTTGGTATTCACACACTACTTGTAAAATATTTTTAAAGATATCTTTGACTCCTTCGGCAAAACATCGTGCAATTAATTCTATGCGTTGCGTAGAAGCATTCATCATCTGATTTACCGAAGTCGCTGTTGTATGTGACTTGTTAATCGTATCTGGATTTAATCCCATTTGTTGTTTCGGTACTCCAGAACGTTGTTCTTTTAATTCTTCTATCTTGCCAAGCATTGCCAAACCATCATTGAGGAAGTTTGGAGTCTGCATTGGGGTAACTGCATTAGGCGATTTCACTCTAACGATACCACCACTTCTTGCTGTTAATAAATCATCCAAGTTCGCTTGACCATCAACAACAATTGTTCTTGCGTTGTTTTGGAAATACATATTATCAAGTGTATTTCGCAACACAGCAGTTTTTACTTGCTGTAAGTCAGCTAATAAATCATAAAAAGACAAACCAAAGAAACGAAAAGGCATTGGAATTCCAACACACATCGCAAATGGTATCATCGAGATCTCTTCGTTCTCTAAAACTGTATAATTATTGTAACCACTACCACCGACAGTAATTTTTCGTAACTCGGCAATGCCATCATTGTCCATATCGGCTTTCATGTAGCATTCTGTGATTTGAACAACACGCAAAGCAGGATCAACAACACTAGCATCCATGCCAGTTGTGTCATCATCGTAACTTCTGCGAACAA